GGCCGACCCGGATCGACACGTTGATACCGCCGCCGCCGGCAGCCGTCGCGCCGACCGACCGCGAGCTCGACGCCGGCGGCGCCGGCGCGACGTGCGGCACAATCCCGCCGATCGCGCCGCCGACGTCGCCGAGGAATCCGCCGACCTTGCCGAGCGCGTCGAGCACCGGTCGCAGCGCGTCGCCGAGCTTGCCGAGCCAATCCATTGCGACTTTGATCGCGGCCGTAAGCGACGTCGCGAAGATGCCGACGAGCCGAAGGAATAGCCGCACGAGCTCGGCGACGACCGGAATGAAGATGTCGCGCAGGAACGGCAACAGCGTGCGCTCCAAGATCGACCACACGGCTTCGATCAACGGCATAAGGTCGTCGAACGTGTCCGACAGCGTGTCGAGCGTCGGCCCGAGCTCTTTCGCGATCGCGCCGCCGAGCTCGGCGAACGCCGGCAACAGCTTGTCGAAGACGAAGCCGGCAATCTTCGACAGCACGGCGCCGATCGACCCGAGCGTGTCCGACGCCGTTTGCATGCCGCCGCTTTCGATCCAGCTGGTAAACGCGCCGGCGATCGCGTCGACGACCGCCGCGACTTGCGGCCCGACCGTGTCGATCAGCTCGCGAAGCACCGGCATCAGCGCCGTCATGAGCGCGTCGATAACCGGCGCGAGCTTGTCGAGCATGTCGCCGAGCTCGACTTGCAGATTCTTCGTCATGGCATCCCACGACGCCATACCGTCGGCGACGCCGCGCGACCCGGTCGTCGCCTTGTCGAGCTGCGGCCCGAGCTGCGCCAGGATCGCCGAATACGCGTCGAATCCCTTCGCTCCCTTCGGCAGCTGGACGCCGAGCTTCGCGGCGGCTTTCGCCGATCCTTTCAGCGCGGCGGCGAAGGTCGCGGCCGACGTCGCCGGGTCTTCGTCGCGCAGCGCGGAATACTGCGCGACGAGCTCGGTCATGTCCGGCACGACCTTCGTAAGCTGCTTGTCGGTCAGTCCGAGCGACTTCGCCGTATTCGCGATCGCGACGGCGGCGTCGGCGGCTTCGACCCGATCGACGCCCCACTTCGACAAGTCGACCTTGTCGACCGTCTTGCCGAGTCCGGCGGCTTTCGCGTCGAGCAGCGCGAGCGAGTCGCCGAGCTTGTCGGTCAGCTCTAGACCGCCCTTCGCGAAGTCGAACGCGCTGCGGATACCGTCGGCGGCTAGGTCGAATCCCTTCGTCAGCAGATTCCCACCGAAGACGCCGAGCGCGGTCGTACCGAATCCCTTCATCGCCGACGACGACCGATTCAGCGCGCGCTCTAGACCTTTCTCGTCGCCGGTAATCGTGACCGTTACGGTCGGCTTCTTGGCCACCTAGCGCCGACCCTTCGACGCGCGCCGGTCGGCGCGCTCGGCGGCACGCGACAAGCCGAATAGGTCGGCGACCGTCAGCCGGCGCACGTCCGTCGGATGCCAGCGCAGCGCGAGCGCCAGGTCGTATGTCATGCGCGCCGCTTCGCGGCGGCGCGCCGGGTAGGCCCCGCACCGTTGGACGTCGTCGCGATGAGCTCGTCGACCGGTTCGGCCAGGTCGACGCGCACGTCGCCGGCTTCGTCCCACGACACGTTCGGGTCGTCGCGGCGCAGCTTGATATACGCGAGCGCGTGCAACAGCGTGCCGCGCGGCGCATCGGCGGCGAACAGCTGCGACAGCGGCCGACCCGTCCGATCCTCCAATAGCTCCAACTCGCCGACCGTCAGCTCGGCGACGTCGTCATTCGTGAAGCTAAGTACCTTCGTCATGGACCCTCCGACACACTTTCTAGGCCCGTAGCGGCCCGATACCCCCGTCCGGCTACGCGAGTCCGGCGTCGCGCAGAACGGCGCCGACGTTCGCTTCGTACGCGTCGACAATCTCGTCGCGCTTGCCGGCGAGCGACTTGTAAAGCCACGGATTCGGCCGGATCGCGCCGAGCGTGCCGGTCGACCGAAGACCCTTGCCATGCGTCGCCGGGTAGGTCTTCGTCGACGGATTCCCCCAATGCACGACGGCGGCGTACGGCACGCGCGCGCTGCCGGCGGCGATCGACGCGACCGTGCGCGTACCGCGCGCCCGATGCGACCCGGCGAGCTTGCCGCTATCGCCGCGCGGCGCGCCCGACTTCGCCGACGGCAGCAGCATGCGAGCGATCGCGCGATGCGCGCCGGACAGGTCGCGAACGGCGCCGCCGGCAGCGCGAAACTGCTTCGATACCTTCGCGGCGCCGTCGATCCTTACGAGCGGCTTACCCACCGCCGGCCTACTTGTCGACCGTCTTCGCCGAGCTCGTCGCAGCTGCGACGACGACCGTGCCAGGAACGAACGCGATATTGCTCGCGCCGAGCAGCGTTTCGACTTCGACGAAGCCGTCTTCGTCAAACTCGGCGCCGTGCGACGTCGGCCACGACACGTCGGCTTCGAAGCCGGCGCCGGTCGCATCCGGCACCCGCGCGGCGATATGCCCCGTCGTGCCGAATAGCGGTTCGATACGCGTATTCCAGTCTTCGCCGACGACGAGCGTGAAGCCGACCGTCGCGGCGCCGGCGCGCGTGCGCGACCGGGTCGGATCGCACAAGACCGGGTCGTCGACCGTTTCGATCGGCGCGTCGAAGATGACGCCGGGTCGAACGTCGCACGACAGGTCGACCGGTACCCCCGGACCAGGATCGGCGTCCGGCGTATAGACGAGATTCGGCTGACCGTAGAGCGTCGACATGTCGTGTCATCCCTCCGAGAGTGTTAGGTCGGTCGTAGCGATTCGGTACGTGCCGCCGGCACGCGTGTCTTCGGCGTAATCCGTGCCGCCGACGAGCACGCCGCCAGGTATCGCCGCGATCGCGCCGGCGACGAGCGCGTGCAACGTGTCGTCGTCGTCGCCGGCGACGTTGATAACGACTTGCAAGGCGATCGACCACGCAACGGCGCACCCGCGCGTCGCCGGTTCGCGATGCGTCGGCGCGACGATCAGCGCCGGCGTCGACAGGTTCGCGACCCACCCGTCGGCGAGCGTCGCGTCGGCAGCTTCGGCGACCGGCACGAGCGCGTCGACGACGGCTTGCCAGGGACGCGCGTACGTCACGCGATGCCCCACGACACGCGCCAGCCGATCAACGCCGCGTCGACCTCCGGCGTAATCCAGCGGCCGGTAAACGACAAGCCAAGGTCCGTTTGCAAGACGCCGAAGACGACGTCGGCCGACCGGTACACGCGCACGGCGACGCCGAGGATCGCCGAGTGCGGACCGGCCGGAAACGGCGCCGGCCAAGGATCGACGGCCGGCGGCGACGGCGGCATATCGGCATTGCCGATGCGACCGCAATAGGTCGACACGACGTCTTCGGCCGTCGTAATCGCCGCTTGCAGCCGACCGCTATTCGCCGGACCCGCGCCGATATTCAGCACCCGCGCGAGCTCGTCGACCGTCACGTCCGACACGCCCATATCGACGACCTACGCCGCCGACTTCGACGAGCTGCGGCCGAGCGGCGTCGGCGGCGTCAGCTTGTAGCCCGAGAACGCGCCAGGGTAGATGACGCCGAACCACGCGATCGTCGCGAGCGCGATGTCGCGGCCGAGCTTCGCCGGCACGTCGACGGCGAGCTCGAACGCGCCGTCTTCGGCCCATACGGCGCCGCCGGACCACCCGATAATCGCGTCGTACGCGCTTCCCTCCATGACCGGACACACGATCGGCACAAGACCGTCGACCGTGCCGAGTCCGGTCGCGATCGACGCGCTACCGGTGCCGTTCACCGACCCGGCGCCGAGCGACGGATACAGCGGCCGGCCGGTGCCGTCTTGCGCGTCGAGAAACGCGCCGACGCCGGACGGCGACAGGAACAGCCGATCGGGCGCCCGCTTGACGGCGGCGAAGGTCTTTGACCAGCTCGCGCCGCGATAGGTCGTCGGGTCGGCCGGGTCGATCGTGCCGGCGGCGCCGATCGCCGTCGACAGCACGGCGAGCATGCCGGCCTCCATGTCGGCCGACAGCGCTTCGGCGAGCAGGTCGACGTACAGCGCCAGGAACGACGGCGACGACCGGCGCAGAATCTGAATCGACAAGTCGCCGCCGCCGGCATAGGTCGCGGCGGCAATCTCTTGGATCGTCGTCGTAACCGGCCCGCTGGCAATCTCGGCTTTCTCGGCCGTCTGCTTGTCGGTAACAGGACGGGTGCCGATAACCGGCATATCCAGCTTCATGCCGTACGCCGGCGTCGGCAGCCGGCGAAGACCGCCGAGCAGCGGTCGCGACGCGTCGATGATGCCGACGAGCTCGGTCATGTGGAATGTCGGCACCACGCCGGCATTCCCGGCCGTCGTGATATCCGACAGCGCGCGCTCGGCGATGCGATCGCCGTCGATCGCACGAATGCGAAGCGCCGCCCATTCGCCCATCGAACGCTCGGCCGGCGCCTGTCCGGCATCGGGCGCCGGCACGTCCGGCGTCGTGGTAGCGGTATCGGTCACGGTCGTATCTCCCTCGTCTTCGTGCTCGTCTTCGTCTTCGCCGTCTTCGTCGTCGTCTTCGGCCGGTTCGGGCGCCGGTTCGGCCGGCTTCGTTTCGCTCGACTCGCGCAGCGCGACGACCGTCGCGTCGGACCCGTAGGCACCGGCTTCGACGATCGCGACGTGCGGCAGGTCGGCGCGCTTGCGATGCACGACGCCGTCGACGACGGACGATTCGCGCGGGATGAAGCCGACCGACGCGTCGCGGTAGACGCCGTCGGCGAGCTCGGCGAGCGCGTCGTCGCCGGCGCGTGTCTTCGCGACGCGGAACGTCACGCGCGGCCGGTCGTCGTCTTCGGTCAGCGACACGCCGACGCCGACCGATCGGTCGCGATGCGACCCGACGCGCAGCCGGATACGGCTCGGATCGACGGCGGCGAACGCGCCGCGATCGAACGTTTCGGGTCCGTCTTCGGTATGCCGAGCGACGGCGCCCCACGGCGCGAGCTCGACGTCGACAAGCCGTTGCGCTTCGTCGCGAATGCGGACGAGCGCGTCGGTCGCGACGGCTTCGATAACAGCGGTCATACAGGTACCTCCGGCGGCGTCACGACGCGCCCGCTATCGGGCGCCATAGCCGGCGCGATCGACGCGCCGTATCCCTCTAGCCGGCTGACCGCGTCGGCGTCGAGCACGCCGAGCCGGATCGCGGCGTCATAGACCGACCACCGCGCGGCGACGTCGAGCCGTTGCAGCTCGCCCAAGTCGAAGCGCACGGATGCGTCGTCGCCGACGAGCTGCGAGAACGCGGCTTCGATCGGCGCCAGGTACAGCGGCACGACCGTCGCGCGCATGAGCTCTTGGTACAGCTGCGACACGTTCGCGTAGGTAATCGACGTGCCGCCGAGCGCGACGATTAGCAGCGGCGCCGGAATCCCGAGAATGCGCGCGACCGTCGCGACGCCGGCTTCGCGCGTTTCGACGAGCTGCGAGCGCTCCGGGTCGACGGCCGTCGGCGAGTAGGTGATACCGCCGGACAGCACGGCCGGCGTCGCGACGGGTCCGGCGTGCGCCGCCATCCATTCGGCTTTCAGCCGGTCGGCTTCGCCCTTGTCGAGCGTGCCAGGTACCGTAATCGCGCCCGACGGGATTCCGGCGCCGCCGAAGAATCCCGTCGCGTACAGCTCGGCGGCTTCGATCGCCCATAGCGCGCGGCTCGCGACGAGCAGCGGCGACACGCCGGCCGGCTGACCGGCGCGCGGCGCGAGCGGCACGTACAGGAAGTCGACGCCAGGTCGCATGTCACGACCGCGCCAGCGGATGACCCGGCGAAACTTCATGTCGTCGAATGACACGGTCAGCTCGGCCGGGTCGACGACGTACGCGGCGCGCGGCTTGCCGGTATCCGGGTCGACGTCGTACAGGTACCAGCCGACGCCGCCGGCTTCGATCATCGACCGCACGCTCGCGAATAGGAACGCGTACCGGGTCGACCACGGGTCCGGCTTGTCGACGATCGCCGGCAGCTCGTCGGTCGGCCGGCCGTCGACGTATTGCACCGGCGACAGCTGCGCGACGGCCGACGCGATCAGCTCGACGCCGCGCTCGACGATCGGCGACCCGCGAGCGTCGCCGAGCATCCCCCACGACTCACGCTCGGACACGTATGCGGCGATGAGCTCGTCGATACCCGGCGAATACGGCGGCACAAACGGCGACGCGATCGTTCCTGTACCCACGAAGGAACGATCGCGCTCGCCGACATCGCCGAATATTCGCGTCAGAATGCCCACGGATCGGCATGCTACGCGCGTATTGCAAGCACGAATAGCCGTCTAGACCCGGCGTATTCCGGCGTATTCCGGCGTGAAGTCTCGAGCCGCCCTAGTAGATCGCCGGTCGCGGCATCGCCGGCCGGTCGGCGACGTAGACGGCGCACGTCGCGGCGACGAGCGCGTCGATATGACCGGCCGAGCGGCGCCGGACGAAGCGCCACGACTCGGCGTCTTCGGATCGCGCGGCGAGCCGAGCGGCGGCGTCGAGTACCGGGTCGGCGCGATGCCGGATCGTGCCGGCGACGACGTGTCCGAGGAACGCTTGACACGCTTGCCGGAAGACGCCGCCGCCGAGCTCGTCGACCGCCATACCTTCGCCGGCCAGGTCGCGAAGCGCGGCGGCGATCGGCGACGCGGCGTCGTACGCGAAGCGCGCACGCGGGTAGCGCGTCGCGAGCTCGCGCACGTCGGCGATGATTCGCTCGACGGCGGCGACGTCGGCGGCGCCGTAGTCGCGCGCGACTTCGATATGGATACGCTCGGCGTCGAGCACGGCGGCGACGATCGTCGCGCGCGACCAGCTCGGCGTCACGTCGACGCCGAAGCTCGGCGTCGCGTCGGCCGGCGCGATCGACGCCGGGTCGGCGCATGCATCCCACGCACCCGGCGGCGCCCACGCGTGCGACGGGTCTCC